GTTATAATCCTTTCCCAGGAGGTGGGGTGGAGATGACATTGTATCTTGGGTTAGAAGATAGACGATGGGGTATCCAATGACAAAAGCAACAATCAAACCTTATTACAAATATAAGCGAGATGCTTACAAGAAAATACAAGATGTGGCAAGACTTTTCTTAAAGGAGAATGATTTCTTCATTAGGACTGGTTTGCCACAAGACATTGAGATTACCTTTAGGAACGACACTAGCGTAGGTGTAAAAGGTAATATAGACTTCTACATTCGTGGAGAAAAGGTTTTATCCATCTTCGGTACTCAAGTAACAGGTAAGCGTGGTTATGATACTAGGGACTTCTTAACTTCTAAGGAACACGATATTATCTCAGAAAACCTACGCTTACTCTTTAGACATTCTTCTAGTCAGACCATACCTTTGTATATTGGAGCTATTAAGGAGTGGGAAGTTACTGGAGAGTACTGTTTCTTTATGAATCACGGTGGGTATCAGTACATTAACAGGGATTAGGGGTATTTTACAACGTAGTAAGAAGTTAAAGGAGGTTCTCAGTGAACACTGCAGAAAGAAGACAAATAGTATCTAATCTATGTTCTAATCTTAGTTTTCTAGTTTCTAGTGTTGTAACTCCTTTTTCTTCCACTGCAGATAAGGAGTATGGCTCGTATCGTTGTGGCATTTCTATAAAAGATGGTAGTCTTTCCCTTAGCTTAAGAACTAAACAAGCTAAAACTCCTGTTTATTCCATCTATATCAGATATGGGTACTCCTACAGACTAAAGAGAAATAGTTGGTATATCCAAAGTTGTCCGTATAAGCGAGGAAAGAAAGACCGCTTTCTAGAAGTTAGCTTAGACGTAGACACATTAGACAACAGTTGTTTTGAGTTACTATTACGAGTCGTATCTAAAGACACACAACTAAAGGCTTTAGATACGTTGCTAGACTTATGGGTATCAGACATTAAGAAACTTCAACAAGGTTAATACAAGAAGATTTAACGAAAGGAGGACAGTATGAGCAAAGTAACAAAATATCCAAAATACAAAGAAGAAGCCTACTCTCGCCTAGATAAACTATTCAAGGGTATCTTAACTGAAAGTGGTTTCTACACTCAACACCCAGAACTTGAATCTGAGGGATTGGTATTCAGCCATGACCCTAGTGAAAATATCACGGGCGAGATTACTGTTTCGATTAGGGGTACAGACCTGCTAAAACTACATGGTAAAGAGATAATCTACTCTATTCCTAGAGGCATTAGGTTAGCTTTAACGAGCGAAGAGCGTCAAGTTGTAGTAGAAAACGTAAACATACTCTTCAGTATAGGTAAATATAGTAACGTAATTAAGTATATAGGGGATTTACATAGTTGGTATGTATCTTCAGAAATATGTAGGTTCTGTGGAGTTTACGGTGAAACTTACATCAACAGTAAGTCTTACCGTCCTCAACTTGTTGCTCAATTTCCTAAGAAACCTAACAACTAGATATTATCTAGTTGTATTTCTTTACTTAAAGGCGCTTGCAACTAAACTAAAAGTTTGGTAAACTATTATTATAGGTTACTTCAATAGGGTTAGTAGCCTATGGACTATATAACTCTTGGGGTATTTTGCCCCTCGAAGCACCCTTGGTCTAATGGATATGACAGGGGACTTCTAATCCTCCAGTACTGGTTCGATTCCAGTAGGGTGCATAAGCTGACCTATGGGTATCCAGTCTAATCAACTGTGGTGCACGAGACAGAGCTTACACTATTAAGTATGTCTGTTCGTAGGAGTTGATTGCTCTGCAAGAACTGAGTGGCATGGCTGATAGTGATTCAGTACCTTTAGCTTAGATGGTAAAGCCCTCGGCTCATAACCGAGTCACCGCAGGTTCGAGTCCTGCAAGGTACATAAAGAGAAGAAAATGGAGTATCTAATGGATAATTATTTAAATGATGGTGGTACTTACCTACAAAGAATGAACAAAACTGCCGACTCAAAATTTAAAGTAGTTGAACCATTCTTAGGTAAAGGTGTTAAACTTCTAGATTTTGGTTCAGGTATTTCACCTGAGTTCATATCTGAGGTAGTTTCCACTGGCGCTGAATATTATGCATACGATATTTCTACGACTGTACAAACAGAGCTCTCTAGTATGGGGGTGTCTGTCCTAACTAAGAGTGACTTGTTAAACCAAACAACTCAGTTTGACGTTATTTATCTCTCTAGTGTTTTCCACGAGATTATGAGTTACCTCAACCGTCAAGAACGTACAGAGACTATCTCAATGCTTGTCAGTGCTTTAAAGCAGGGTGGCTCTTTGGTTATCCGTGATTGGGCAAACCCAAATAACTTGGAGTCCTTTACTCTACAGCCTGTATCAAATCACGCTAAAGAGGAGATATTTACTTGGATTCATGAACTCCAAAGAAATTCAATCATTGGTAGCATTGGAGTAAGCGAGGATGGCTCTATCGTAACTAACGTAAAAGACGCTTATGAGATTATGTTTCACACAGTTTGGGGATTGGGTTCGTTAAGTCGTGAGTCAAGAGAGCAGTATAACGTAACTGGTGCACTTAATAAGTGGATTCTTTCTCCTTGGAAGGACTACTTAGAATTACAGAGTAGCTACGCATCTAAAGATTATAGTTACTTGGTATATCTACAGAAATACTTTAAGTTGGATTCAGTTCCGTTTGACACAAAATGTGTTTGTATATTCGAAAAGAAATAGGAGGTTACTTATGAGTCAATATGTACGTTTTTCGTTAACGGGGGTATTATCTTTTCCTAACTCTAGTAAGGAGTCTTTATCAAAAGATGCTCACAAGTTTAAGGCAAGGTTAAACAATTGGTTATTTTCTTCCCCATGCATATTTTTACCTAGTGAATTCTCGGTATCTTTGAAGAAAGCAACTGACTTGGGGTTCGTTCTTCGTGATGACGATGCAGAGCGTTCTACTTTATCTTATCATTTGTCAATTATGGCTCATGCAGATGCTTACTCTGACAAAGATGTAGATAAGTTAGTTCACAAAGCACTTAGCGAAGTCCTTACTCAGTCTTGTGCAAATCTTGTAATCTTCTCATCTATCTCAGAAAACAAGTACTCAAAACAAAGCACAGTTCGTTTGGGTAGTTACTACCATTACAACCAACGTGAGAGACGCCTTGAGTATGTATCTGACAGAGATTTCTATGGCTAAAGGAGTATCTACTGTGATTAAATCTATTAAATCTGCACTATATTTTTACACTTCTTGGTGTCCATTATTAGTTTTACCTACTTGGATTGTATTGGGTATGGTAGTAACTGGTGTCTTTGGTGCTAAGTATGTATTACTTCCTGTCTTTGCAGTGTTGATTATTACTTGGTTCTTTGTTGCAGTTTATTTCGGGTCTTATTCTCATTTGACTAATAATTTCGACAAAAACTTAGAACTAGGTCTAATTATTTATAATACTGTTGGTTTGATAGTTTTAACTTACTTGGTTATTGCTTGCAACGGGGTATTGCTAGAAGCCATGACCCCACCTATTTGGAAGTAAAGGAGTATTCAATGCATAACTTTAATATTAGTTTGGTTGCAAATATCAGTTTTAAAGATGTAATTCTACCACCTGTTATGGAGTTAGATTTTAAGGAGATATTATTAAAGGATCGTATCTATTCTTTAAGGTATGATAACTTATATTCCGAAGACCTTATTAGGATATCTTTCAAACGTATAAAGGGTAAGGAGATGAAAAATCTTCAAGGTTACAAAGAAAACGAATATTTGTATTCTCTTGTTGTTACTGGTTCAGCTAGAGGAAGATCTTCTATAGAGTTAGGTCAGAAACTAAAACATACTCTAGATGCTTTTACTAAAAGTTTTGCTAACAGTTACTTCCTGTATAGCTTGTATATTGATAGAGCTGACAAGAAAGATTTCTGCGTTATTTCTTCGCAGTATGGGGGTATCTAATGTCTAATTACACTAAATATGACGGTTCTACTATAAATGTTGACCCTCAAACTGAGCAAGTTTACCTACTATGGGTAAAAATCATTCAAGAGTTTGCTCGTTTCCGTAACTCAGGTCGCTTTCCTTTTTGGTCTTGTGGTGAGTATCTTCGTAGAAGCGACTTTCCTAGCACCAATGTAGGCTTTAAACGTTTCTTAAAGTATACTATGCCACGTCAGTATGAACTTTACTGTTCTGAGAAGTTTAAAGCTAAGGTAATGAGCCAGCTAATTGAAGAGGTGTGTCGAAACGCTTAGGAGTTAATATGTCAGAAAAATATGTAAAAAACGAAGAATTACTTCACCCAGAACGTTACATGCAAAACAAGATTGAGTCTTGGGACTTCACTCTTGAGTCACTTTTCCCTCATACTATCTCAACGGTAGTTGAGTATGTAATACGTTACAAACATAAGGGTGGTTTGCAGGACTTAGAAAAGGCAATCAACTGGGCACGTAAGGCTAGTCAATCTTATGAGTACATTAGGTTGTGTCGCCCCTTGGTGGGTAGTCGAGAGAACTACTTTGAGATTGCTCCAGTAGTGTCTGAAGAGAACTTCCCAGACTTAAATGTAACACAAAGAATGATTCTCAACGAGGCTCAAATCTTAACAGCCTACCTAGACAAGAAGGAGCAGTTTGATAAAGGTATTTCTAGCATTATCGAGTTGCTTGGAATCTTGATTGAAGAGTCTAAGTTAGAAGGTATGGAGTAAGGGTATCCAAAATGTCAAAATCACTGTCAAGTTTCAAAGAAACAATTCAAGTAAACACTTACCTTAATATTAAAAACTATGGCAAGGGTAGAGATTATAGTGGAGTTGTTTATTCTGTAAATAAGACTTACTTCACTGTAGCACGAGAAGTATCCAAAAAGTTCTATGACGAGTGGAGTCCTCAACTTAGAGCAGGTAGTTTTATAGTAATTGACGATAAACAACTGGTATCTTCCCCTAAATATTTTGCTCTTTCTCGTATTTACTGGCAACCAGCTAGATATTCAAGGGTTTTAAGTAACAATATTATTGAGTTTCTTAGCTATCCAGAAACTTTAAGTAATGGAAGAGAAGTAGCATCACCTTTCACTAATATACCTATTGGTCAGTGTTGGTTATCTATTGTTAGATTAGATGGTAGGTGTTTAAGTACTTATTGGTAGGGAATTGGTTTATGGAAGGAAATAAAAAAA